TATAATATGTATGCTCAGGAAGGTAGTAGGGGCAATTAAGTGTCTGCCACACTGCCAGCATGGTTATTATTTGAAATTTGCAGGGGCATTGGGACATTGGGACAGGGGTAGCTGGAACGGGTAGCTGGAGCGGGTGCGCGTGTGCTCTAGGCGTGGTGCTGGACATGGGCCGGACATGGGTTGGTGAGTGCCGGTCGGCGTCGGCGTGGCCCCATGCGTGGGGACGGGGGGGCGATGTGGGCGAGCCACCATTCCTTACTCCCCCCAAAGAAAAAACGTGTTTTGTGTTATTGTTTAATTTTCAAAGGAGGTTATATGAGTGAATTGATTGATATTGAAAAGAACGTAGTGATGCCGGAATTGCCGAAGCGTGGTGCGGTATATCCTTATGAGCAAATGGAAGTAGGTGATAGTTTTTTTATACGGGACGACAGGAAGAATGTAATCATTAACGTATGCAACAGGAATAGAAAAGCGGCGTTAAAGAATAATGCGGCTTATACTGCGAAGAAGGTGGATGGAGGTGTAAGGGTATGGAGGGTGAAATGAAGATAAGTTGCAGTACGTGTAGACATAGTGAGGGGATTGCGATGGGTGGATTATTTTGCAATATTCATTTTAATTTTTGCAATCATGTATGTGATGAATACGAGCGTGAGCCTGGGAGTGATGATGGTGAATTTGAGTCAAAAGGTAGTGGTGAAGGAGTTACTGGAGTTTTACCGTCGTTATGAGGGGGATGTGGGTTATCGGGCGCGTCTTATTGAATGCTGGAGGGATGAATCCAAGAATGATAAGAATATGTGGTGTGGAGCTTATAAAGAGGTTTTGAAGCTATGTCGATGACTGCGGCGGTATTGATTCCGACGATTGGCAGACCGGAGCTGGATGTATGTTTGGACAGTTTGAAGAACCAGACTTACCCGGTTGAAATATATTTAAGTACAGATGCGGTAATGACCCATGAACAATTTAATCAATTTGTGGATAAGTATAGAGATACTCATGTTCATTTATCGTATTGGCCGACGAAGATTGGGGGTAAGGGGTTAGAGGGTCGTAGGCTAATGGCTGCGGGTGCGCCGTTAATCAATGAAGATGTATTGTTTTATTTGCAGGATGATGATTGGTTTAAGCCGAATCATGTGGAGTCATTGATGGCATTGATTGAAGCTGGAAATGACTGGGCTTATAGTTTGGTGGCGGTTCATGATGTAGATGGAACATTTTTGTTTGATGATATTTGCGAGGGGTTAGGGGAGTTGCATCCATCGTGGAATACCCCGGGAAAGACCTTTGCCCCTTCGGGTTCTGTTGCGATGAAAACTGAGTGTTATCGCACTGTGGCTCAAGCGTACAACTCACGCTCTTGGGGGCCGGATAGATTGGCTTATGACATTTCCAAACATTATTTCCCCAAATTTGCCTGTAGCAAGTTACATACAAATTGTTTCAGGTTGGGGGGTAATGAAATGTCTGTTACCAAATCATTTTTTGAAAATGGTATTACCCACATGAAAAATTTATATGGTGAGGTCATGCCTTGGCAGAGAAAGTAATATTTAATCTCAAGCAGTTCTATGCTTTTTGTTCCCAATTAAAGATTGAGACTAAAGAGCAGGGTTTGAGAAAGATGGATAATCTTTTAGGTACTCAGACCTATGTGATGGATGAGATTGCCAAAGGATTGGATAGTGGCATTCATTTCTTTGTGATCCTGAAGGGTAGGCAGCTTGGCATCACCACGATTAGTCTTGCTTTGGATTTGTACTGGCAATTTGTCCATCCTGGCTGGCAAGGAACGCTAGTATCGGATACCGAGGAAAACCGGGATATGTTCCGCTCCACCTTGGCAATGTACATGGATGGATTGCCCAAGGAGTACAAGATTCCTCTGATGGCACATAACCGTAACCAGTTGGTTTTGAAAAACCGTTCAAGGATTTTCTATCAAATTGCTGGTAATAAAAGCCGTTTAGGGCAGGGCAAGGCAATTACCTACCTACACGGAACAGAAACCGCTTCTTGGGGAAATGAGGAAGGTTTGGCCTCCCTGATAGCGTCTTTGGCTGAAACTAATCCTGATCGTCTGTATATGTTTGAAAGCACCGCCCAGGGTTTTAATATGTTTCACGATATGTACACCACCGCAAAACGCGCCAAAACACAACGCGCTATTTTTTGTGGATGGTGGCGTAACCAGTTCTATTCCCTGGATGCCAATACCCAGACCTATAAAGTCTATTGGGATGGAAAACTAACGCCAGAAGAACGAGAATGGACGCGAGATATCAAAAAGCTATACAACGTGGAAATTAATTCCCGTCAAATGGCTTGGTGGCGGTGGAAACTACACGAGGGCATCAAAGATGATGCGCTGATGTACCAGGAATTTCCTCCTACAGAAGATTACGCATTCGTAATGACTGGAACTAGCTACTTCAGCAATTCCAGATGCACCGACGCAATGAAAATTGCAAAAAACCTGACTCCTGATTGCTACAGATACAGTATGGGAGCCAATTTCACCGATACAGAGTGCATGAAATCTACTCAAAGATTGGCTACGCTGAAAATATGGGAAGAACCTATAGATACAGCGTACTACGTCATCGGTGCTGATCCTGCTTATGGCTCTTCAGACTGGGCAGATAGGTTTTGTATTGAAGTTTATAGGGCTTACGCAGATGGACTAGAGCAAGTCGCTGAATTTGCCACTAGTGAAATGAATACCTATCAATTTGCTTGGGCTATCGCTCATATTGCCGGTGCTTACAAGAATTCCACATTGAACTTGGAAATCAATGGCCCAGGTCAAGCTGTAATCAACGAATTGAAAAACCTAAAACGCCAAGCGGCTATGCTCGATGGGAAAATGGGTCGTGACCTGATGGATGTTTTGTCTCACATGACAAACTACGTTTGGCGACGCAATGACAATATGAGCGGATTAACAAATAGCATAGGTTGGAATACAACAGCGCAAACAAAAGAGCGAATGCTGTCTTACATGAAGGATTATTTTGAACGTGGAATGATGGATATTAATTCCATTGAAACCATTGAAGAAATGAAAACAATTATCCGAGATGGCCCAAGTATCGCCGCCTCTGGAAGAAATAAAGATGATCGGGTTATGGCCTCCGCGTTGGCTTGTGCGGCCTATGCGGAACAAGTTCAACCCAGATTGATACAAATGAGATTGTCTAAAGATAGATCAAAAAAACTACAAGACAAATCAGAAAATAGCTCAATAGGGGATGTAAGCCAACGTGCTGTTGGAAATTATCTAAAACGTATAGGTTTTCAATGATGGAAAAAGTAATGTCCCGTCAAGAACAAAAAGTAGTTATTAATAAGTTTTTGCTCGATAAAAATAGGGGTATTAGCATCCCGCTTTTTGCCGAACTCTGTGGATTACATACGGATACACTGAGAGAAGTATTCATAGAAATGAATCAACCGTTAACCGAATACGTTCAACGTAGAGTCAGTAAAGCATACAAAGCATGGCAGCGGGGAGAGGTTGCAATCATGCAAAACCGAGATAGAACTAGATTTGTACAATACAGAAAAACCCCTAAACCATTTATGGTTAGATCAATGGGCTTAACGGTAGATAACGGGCAAATTAAATTAAAAGTTGGAATAAAAAATAAAGCCGACTATTCAACACCTGATTTAGATGAACAATTAAGGAAATAACGATGCCAAGGATTATAAGAGATTATAAATGTTCAGTTCATGGGTATTTTGAGGCTTATGCCCCGATTTGCCCCGAAGGTTGTGAAGAAAACATTATGATTGTCCACCTGCAAGCCCCCGGATTGATTAGTGATAAAACCAAAGGTAGTGACAAAAACCTTAGACAATTGGCTAACGATTTCAAAATGTCAGATATTAAATCGACCAGGGAAGGGGACAGCCAAGCCGGGTACTACACTAGAAATAATGATAGTAGCCCGTCGGAGCAAGAAGTTATTCAGCAGCCCGCAGAACCTCAACCCAGAGACTCCGCAATCTGGGGGACGGGTATGAAAGGACTTAATCTACAGTCCATTATTTCTGGAAAAGCCGTTCAATCCATTCATGGAGAGCCTGTAGGCATTCGTCCCAAAGATACAGGGAACTTGACAGGCCCACGGGTTGCGAGTTATACAGCAGACCATGAAAACCTTTCGATCAAGAAATAATGCGGATACCTAATCCACCTCTTGAACGCGAAGCGTTTTATTTGGACATCATTCAGAAATGTATGGTGTCCAAAGATGAACGTAAACCAGACTACACAAATTTACGTTCTTACTATTTATTTGGCGCTGGCCCTGACGATGTTCCAGCTATTTATAACAAGATACATCCACATATTGACCAATTAACATCTTTTTTATATTCAGCAGAAACCACGCGATTCAGCATTAATTTGGGTGCGGGAATCTCACCTGATGAACACAAAAAAACCCCCGTATTGACCCAAGCACTCAATGATGAGTGGTTAAATTCAAATTGCGATCAGGTATTTAGCTCGGCTCTTACTTGGTCAATGGTCTATAACTCTACATTTATAAAACTTATTTATAAAAATGGAGTGCATCCCTATCTCGTTGAACCTGGAGCAATGGGAGTTCTAAGAGAAGATACCCCATACCTTGATAGACAAGAAGCCCTAGTTCAAATTTATTACATTACCAGGTCTGAACTGATGGCGCGTTTATATAGCCATCCTCAAAGAGAAAAAATACTAGATCGTATTACTGCAAGCTATAACCCGCCAATTTCTGACGTTCCTAATGGAGTTGATAGGATCGTTTTATCATCATCAAATCCAACGATGATGGGCAACATAAATCTGGATTTGTACGGATACAACCGTTACAAACCTCAAGTTGCTGAAGATACCGTTGAGATGCGAGAGTTGTGGATTTGGAACGACGAGATAATGGATTATCAAGTTGTTACTATCGCAACTCCTGACATTTTGATTTATGACCGTTCTGGCGAATCCGTTTTCTTGAAAGGCGAATTGCCTTTTGTTCAAATATGCCCCAATCCCCAATATGATTATTTCTGGGGGCAGTCTGAATGTCAGAGACTTATAAATCTCCAATTAATGCGTAACAACCGCATGAATGAAATTCTTGATTTGCTATCAAAACAGGTCGCCCCTCCGACCGCTTTGATGGGATTTTCTGGAATATTGGATGAAAAGAATTTTGCCCTGAATAGAGCCGGTGGTTTGCTTTCTACCGATATGCCAAACGCTAAAGTAGAAAAACTAGCGCCTACTATTCCACCTGATTTGTATGAATCAATCAGAGAAGTTGACCGGATGTTTGAAGAAGCATCAGGAATAGGAAACGTTTTGCAAGGGAAAGGTGAGGCTGGAGTTCGTTCCGCTGGTCATGCAAGCCAGCTTGCCAGATTGGGTGCAAGCCGAGCTAAAAAACGTGCTCTAATCATTGAAGATGCTCTGGAAAAAGTTGCCACGTTGTATTTGAAATTAATGCAGGAATACGACAATACTCATTTCAAAGATACTAATGGCACTCCGTTCGTAGCCAAACAATTTCCAGAAAACTACACTGTAAAAGTTGACGCTCACAGTAATAGCCCTATATTTACTGAAGATTTGCGACAACTGGCGTTTAATCTGTTTAAAGCTCAAGCAATTGACAAAGATTCTCTGCTTGATTTGTTGGAGCCTCCAATGAAACAAGAATTGAAAGAACGATTGAAGATTATGGAACAAAAACAAGTCATAGCCTCGATGCAACAGGCCGCAATGCAAAAATCGCAGCCTGGATCAGAAAAAGGTGGTAAACCCGACTTGAAAGCGGTAGGTAGCGAATGAATACAGGAAACATTCAGCCCAAGGCAGATCAACCAAGGGTAGATACCAAAGAATTGTCCCGTCAAGAACCGTCTTTGCAATATCGCGTACAAGGTGGTAAAAACTACGCAAGTAGAATGACAACGCGAAATGATATGCGTTCGTCCAACAGGAGCTAGAGAAAAATGGCTAAACGTAAATGTCGTAGATAAAAATCCTTACGGATGGGATATGGCTGCTTGTCCCTTTAACTAGGTGGCCGAGGGAAAATGGAGAAAATCATGGCCCGCAAAGCTCGCAAAGCCAGCCGCAAGAAGTAATTCTTGAAGGTTTTACCCCCCCGGGGTGGGTAGAAAAATATAACCCCCTATATTTTTTTGCTTGACAAGTTAGTTAGTACTTGCCAATATTTTAGAAAATAGGGATTTATTATGAGCGTACCGTCAGATCAGTTGATGGAAATGATTAAAAAACAGCGTTCAGTTCCTTCTGAACCTGCTGCACCCGCTGGCGCGGATCAAGCCCCTCCTATGGGGCAATCTGATATGGAAACGCCTCCCATGGCGGCTCCCATGTCAACGCCAGAACCTAAAATGGGAAACCGTGAAGGCGCGATGATTAATCTGTCCATGGCAATGGATTTGATCGAGCAAGCTCTTCCTGCTTTGGGGTCTGCATCCCCCGAGGGACAAAAAGCACTTTCTGTCCTCCGTTCTTTGTCTGGACTTCTTGGTAGCAAAAAAGAAAAAACAAAAGAATTGGAAGCCACTCAAATTATGCAAATGCTTCAAAACTTGCCACAGGCGGGCGGTGCAACGCCAGAAGGCAAAGTCATGGCAGCAGCACCCGCTATCCCGGGAATGGCTCCCGGTGGCGCACCTCAACCACCTGTAATGTAAGGAGTAATCATGGATTTGTTTAAACCCCGTGGTGCGTCGCAGCCGCGTCGCCCAACTGACAATAACCAAGACAACGGTCAAATTCACAATACGCCCCGTTTTTCGCAAATGGGCGGATTGAGTGGCCCCGGTAAATTTTCCAAAAACAAAATGACTTTGGAAAAGCAACCTAGTGCCAAGACTGGTCGTAAAGTTATTTAATTTACAAGGGGATAACGATGAGTCTTGAAGATTTGAGTTTGGAAGCCAGGGATGAATTGGCATTGTTGGCGCGTCAACTTGCAGAAAATCCTGTAACCAGGAAAGAATTTTTGCGTTTGACCAAAAAAGCCAAACCAGATATGCCAATTCCAGAATTAGAAATTGAAGATAAGACTGATTCTGCTTTGGAAATGATGCGTAAGGAAAATGAAGAACTTCGTTCTAAGTTTCAAGAAAAAGAAGCTCGTGAAGAACTTCAAAACCGGCGCAACAAATTGAAATCTAAGGGACTTGTTGAAAAAGATGAAGATATTGCAGAAGTGGAAAAAATCATGCTTGAAAAAGGCATGACTAACCATGAAACTGCGGCTGAATATTGGCAATGGATGAAGCAATCTGCTCAACCAACGCCAAGCGGTTATAACCCTAATCCCATTACTAAATTTGACCTTGGTAAATACTGGAAAAATCCGGTACAAGGGGCGAGGGAAGAGGCAGCAAAGGCTTTGAATGAGTTGCGGAAATCTCCGCGACCCATAGGTTTGTAGTAGTAACAGGGGATTTAATTTTTTCGGAGATGAACCATGCCTATCGGCGGCGGTATTCTTCCGGCTTCGGGTTCGACCCAGTACACCGAATTGACTTATGTCACTCGGCGTGCGTTTATCCCGAAACTGGTTGTTCAGCTTTACAACTCGACACCTCTAATGGCGGCTTTGATTGCAAACAGTCAACAGGCTTCAGGTGGTGTGTCGTCTGTCACAGTTCCCGTCCAGGGAGCGCAGTTCGTCAATGCACAATGGTCTGATTACAGCGGTTCGTTCGCTCAACCTAGCGTTCAGCAAGGTGCGTACAACGCTGAATTTAACCTGAAACTGATGATCTGCCCAGTTCCGTTCCTCGGAATGGAAGGTGCGGTGCAGCAGGATCACGCTGTAATTCCGCTTATTGAAGCCCGTATGAACGATGCAACCAACGTAATGATGGATGCAATGGCTACGGCGCTATACAACAATACCACCAACGCGCAGCAATTCATTGGTTTGCCGGGTGCTATTTCCAGCAGCAATCCTTCCGCTGGTAATTACGGCAACATTGATCGCTCTACCTATACTTGGTGGCAATCCAAACAGTACGCTGCTGGATCGGTTAATCCGACCCGCCAGAATGTACTTCAATACATTAGTGGAACTGTCAAAAACGGCGCGGAAGTGCCTTCTTTTGGCGTCTGCGGGTTTGGAACTTGGACTCTGCTGGCTCAAGACTATGTGGGACAAGAGCAATACGTTATTACGCCTGGCAGCGGGTTTGATGGCGAATCTAATGGCCCCCAAGCCGGGTTCCGCGCTCTGATGGTTGCCGGAGTACCGATCTATCCCGATCCGTATTGCCCGGAAGGTAAGCTGTACCTGATTAATACGAACTACCTGTCGCTGTACATTCACGATCAAGGTTCGTTTGTATTTACCGGGTTTGAATCTACCCTTCCGAACTGGCAAATTGGTTACGTTGGTGCGGTTTTGATGATTGCCGAACTGGTAAACACCAAACCCAAATCAATGACCCAAGTGACCGGCTATAACTCACTCACTTTGTAAGGAGAAAAAGCCATGGCACTTGCAATGAATAAAATTCTGGTAGCAAACACCACCACCAACACCACTTCTGCATATCTTCAGACCACTACCGTTGCAGCGGTGACTTCTGGTAATGGTACGGTTATTAGTGCTGGTACTTACATGATGAACGCACAAGCCAATGTGACGATTGTCATGTATGACGGTTCTAATTGGGGAACTATGATCGCCAATAATACTGGCGGTTATTTTGTTTCTGATGGCGTTAATGTTGGAGCGAAGGCTGTTAATGCCAACACTACCGCCACTCTAGTAACTATCAACGGCGGTCAAGCCGTTGGCAGTACCTATGCTTCGTAAGGAGTAAAAATGATTGCGAACCATGTAGGTTCTTTGTATACCGATCGTTTTGATGGAATTGCATTGGGTAAGGCTTCCGGTGCATCTGTTGGATCGACTGGTAATACTGCGGTTACAATTCCTATTATTTCTGGAACCGCATACATTGTTCGCAAGATTACCGTTGCAAACGCTAACGCTACGATTAACACGGCGAATGTTGTTGTTTTGACATCTTCTGATGGAAACGCATCAAACGCCGTGTCAAACGTAACGGTACTATCAAGCGTAACAAGCAATTTGACTTGGCAAGATATTCCGTTGTCTACGGCATCTGCTACAACTGTTTATACTGCTCATGCGTTGTATGTAAAAGTCAATACTGCTGTCACAAACGGTACTTGCGATATAACTATTTTTGGTGACGTTGTAAGTCTGTAATGACCACCGTATTAGTGACAAATAACAATATAAAAACGTTCGCGTTTGAGTATGGAGGTAAAGAAATGATTTTTGAAAGTAAAAAATCATTAGAAATACCTTTAGACGCGGCTTGTCACATCTTTGGTTACAAAGATAACAATAAAGAAAAATATCTAGCCCCGTTAGGGTTGTGTTCAACTGCAAATGAAATTGCAGATGGATTACAAAAACTAGAAAAGTTTGTTATTACGGAAAAACAACCAAAACAGAACCACTTTTTATCCCCGGTGGTGGAACAAGTACCTCTACCTTCTGAAAAGAAGGTGGAGGGAAATTTCCAATCACGTTCAAGATGATGGGATATAGATGTCTACAACTCTTTCCGACTACATTACAGAATGTCGGCGTTTGCTACATGATGCAAACGGAAATTTTTATTCAGATGCAGAACTAACAGATTACATAAATTCTGCTCGTCAGCGTCTTGTAAGAGACACTGGATGTTTGAGACAAATTCAAACCGTTACAGCAGTACAAAACCAAGAAGTTTATACATTTTCTGCTGATTTCCCTGAAGGAATGCAGACCATGGATGTGGTCAACATTAACCTTTATTGGGGGAATACCAGGGTTCCTATGCGTTATATGCCCTGGACTCAATTCAACGCTCAATTGAGATATTGGCAGAACTATATCGGCCAGCCCATTGCTTTTTCTATGTATGGGCCTACAAGTTTGTATATTGGCCCCGTTCCAGACCAAAATTACACCATGGAAATAGATACGGTAATTTTGCCTACCGATCTAACTACATCATCACAGATTGATGAAATTCCCGATCCATGGACAGTGCCAGTAGCTTTTTACGCCTGTTACAAAGCTAAATTTAAAGAACAATCGTATGGTGAAGCTGAGATATTCAAGCAGCAATATCAATTGCAAGCTCAATCTGTCTTAGCTACAACTTACACTCGTAGGATGCCAAACCCTTACTCAACTCCTTATTGATATGGCTGCTGCTGAGCAAAAAAAATCATATCAAGTTATCAAGGAGTTCAAGGGCGTAAATACAAAAGCCAATCGAACTGCTATTGATGCCGGAGAATTCTCTTGGATTGAGAATGCTCAACCCGTTGGGTTCGCCAACATAAAAATAGTAAATTCAAGAAGTAATGTAGTTGATTCTGGAAATACATCCGTTACTTTTGGAAATACAGTTAATGGATTATTTTCATGTTCTATAAATAATAAAGATTACATACTTGCATTTGAAGAAAATGGCAGGTCTGAATATTTCAATATTAATGATTCAACTACTGGAAACGTTGCTGTTACAGGAACATTTTCAAATACTGGTGTTCAAGTAAGCCAATGGAAAGATGAAAGAGTTTTAATTGTTGATCCTAGTAAGGGTTATTACACTTGGGATGGGACAAATTTAGTTTCTGTTGGTTCTGTCGGTGGCGTATTTGTGACCATTGGAGGAACAGGATATACCAATGTTCCAACAGTAACTATTTCTGCCCCCAATGATTCAAATGGAGTTTTAGCACTTGCAGAGGCTACCGTTTCAGGTGGGGCTGTCACCACAATAACTTTGACTGAAGCTGGAAGCGGTTATACAACGGCCCCAACAGTCACTATTTCTGGTGGTGGTGGTTCTGGAGCAAGTGCTGTTGCTGGCATTACAACTTTTAAAACTGGAACAGTCTCCGTTCTTGTAACAAACGGAGGAAGTGACTACACAAATGTTTCAAATACAACGGTAAGCATTTCTGGGGGTGGTGGAACCAATGCTGCTGCTGTTCCAGTTTTATCTGGAGGCCAGGTTATTGCTGTCGTTATGTCCAATAGCGGTTCAGGATATACAAACACATCAAATATAACTGTCACTATTTCTGGCGGAGGTGGAAGTAACGCGACAGCAAAAGCACTTATAAACACTAATGAAAATTCTGGTATTTCTTCATTCTCTGGTAGGGTTTGGATATCTTCTGGAAGAACTGTAGCGTATACAGCAGCAAATTCATATACAGATTTTACTTCTGTATCTGCTGGCTCGATTGTATTAACAGATTCAACTCTCCATGGAAATATTCAACAAATATTGTCTGCGAATAATTTTCTTTATATTTTTGGTGATGACAGTATTAATGTTTTTTCTGACGTTAGAGTTGACACTAACGGATTTACTTTATTTACTAACACAAACGTAAGCGCATCTGTAGGATCAAAAAGGAAAGAAGGGATATTTCCTTATTTTCGTTCAATTTTATTTTTGAACGATTATGGAATATATGCTTTGATTGGATCAACAACCAGCAAAATTTCGGATGCTTTAGATGGTTTGTTTCCGACAATTGATTTTACCTATCCAATTACATCAGGACAGGTTCTTATTAACAATATTTTGTGTGCTGCATTTAATTTTAAACAAAACTATTACGGTGGTTCCAGGTTTATACAAGCGGTGTTTTTTGATAAAAAATGGTTTTTTACTAGCCAAGGAAATTCTTTAAATCACATTACTTCTGTTCCTTATGGTGGAGTTATTTCTTTATATGGAATAGAAAATAATCAATTATTTAAGTTGTATTCAAATACAACTGATAATACTTCTAGCGTTATACAAACGGCTTTGTTGCCAATGGGCGATCCTATAAGGGATAAACAAGCTCTCAAAATTGCAATAGAAGCAACATTTACAACTGCTGGGACTTTATATGCAACTGTTGATAGTGAAACCAGTAGCAGTCCTCAATATACTTTATTAAATTCAATTGTTTGGTATAACTCGTCTAATAACGCAATATCATGGATTAACAATTCAAGTGTCGTAATACCTTGGATTACTTCTGGTTATACATTGTTCAAAACAGATGCCGAACAATGGGGTAAATATTTAGGACAAACATTAACCTCAAATACCCGTGGATTTGTTGTTAACGGATTTGAATTTGAACATGAATTAAGAGCGAGGTTCTAAAATGGCTGTTCCATACACATTTGCAAGTTCAACATCTTCTATTCCTCTTTCTCAATTAGATAGCAATTTTGCAACTGCTATTGTTTTGGGAAGTACAAATCTTTATCTAGGAAATACTACTACTTCTGTATCTGGACTAACTTTATCTAGTCCTACGTTTACTACTCCAGCGTTAGGAACACCCGCATCTGGTGTTTTGACCAATTGCACTGGCCTTCCTGTTTCTTCTGGTATTTCTGGGTTCGGTACAAACGTAGCCACCGCGCTTGCAGTAAACGTCGGCTCCGCTGGAGCCTTCGTAGTTAATGGCGGGGCGCTCGGTACTCCTTCGAGTGGTACGGTAACAAATCTGACTGGTACAGCCAGCATTAACATCAACGGTACGGTTGGCGCAACTACGCCAAACACAGGCGCGTTTACGACGCTGAATGCGTCAGGCAATGTCACGTTATCCGGAGGCACTGCTAACGGTGTGGCCTACCTCGACGGCAGCAAGGTGCTGACCACGGGTAGTGCGCTGGTGTTTGATGGGACGAATCTGGGGATAGGGACGAGTTCTCCTGGAAATAAATTAACCGTAAAGCCTTCTGCAACTTCCAGCGGAACATTTGATGTTCTTACTGGCTCAACAAACACGGATTCCATCAGAATCAGCGGTGGGGGCACAGTAAATACATGGCTGGAATTGCGTGGTTATCTCGGTGTAAAACTTTATTCAGACGCGACAAATACGGTTACTGTTGACACCTCCGGCACTCTGAGTACTACGGGCAACCTCACCGTAAGCGGTACGGGGACGAGTAGCGTAGCTGGTTTATTCGATATTTCTGCCGCCACAGCAGGGCAAATTAAATTTCCCGCTTCGCAAAACGCTTCTGCTAATGCTAATACGCTGGATGATTACGAAGAAGGAACTTGGACTCCTGTTATCGAGGGATCTGGAACCACCGGAGCAGGAACTTACTCCACGCAGACCGGGCGCTATACAAAAATAGGAAACACGGTCTACATATATGGCGATTTAGCATGGTCGGCTCATACAGGTGCGGGAAACATCAATCTATCTGGACTTCCGTTCGCTCCTGCTGCGAGTAGCGCACACCCTATTTTTGTTTTGGCAGACGGTCTAACTATTACAGGCGTGCCGGTGTTAAACATTAACGGCACCAGCACCACGATGTATTTAACCGCACTACAAAACGGAGCTACTTCACTTGTGGCTTTGGATACCTCTGTTAATGCTTTCCGATTTACTGGATTCTACAATGTATAAACAACACATCTACGCCAAGACCACTAATGATTAACCCCACTAAAGGAGAAGGAATGAATATCGACGCGCAAAAGATAGTGAACGTACTCGCTACTCAACGAAATGCCGCGCTAGACGATTCCGCAAGGTTACAAGCAATGTTTATTCAGGTTCAAGAATTAGCCGAAGCCACACAAACAAAACTCATTAAATACATAGACAAATACGGCGATCTTGATGACAAAGCGCCGCTAGAGGCGGTGAAATGAGCGACTACCTAATCGCCTCGCTCGCATTCCTGTTCATTCTGGACTGCATCACCACGCACCAAATTTTGAAAGCTGGCGGCAAGGAGCTGAACGGGCCATTAGCCAAGCTCATGTCGATGATAGGTGTGGATGAGGCGCTGGGCTTGAGCAAGATCATCGTTCTGGCCTTTATTATGGCGATGTACGTTAATGATTTATTTTTTGGTTATGAGCTTTACGTTTTAGGCAGTATCAATTTGATGTATGCGGGGATTGTTGTGTCAAATTGTTTTGTTCTAAAGAATTTGAAGTGATAGAAATAATTGGCGTTCTAGTTATTTTTGGAATTATTTCGCTAGTTATATTTTTATTTTTGTGGATGACTGGGGGTTGTGATGATTAAGTTGGAACTTGAAGTAAATGAGGTTAACGGTGTTTTGACAGCTTTGGGACAGTTGCCGTTTGTGCAAGTTCAAGGATTGATTGCAAAGATTCAACAACAAGCAACCTTGCAAATACAAGATCAAACAGATCAAAAACAGGTTATCGGAGATAAATAATGTCCACTAATTCTTTTACAAAGACTGGCAATACCGTTGCTTTTATTGCTAATACTTCTGCTCCAACTCCAGTGCAAGCTGTTTCTTCCACGCTTGGAGGAAATCAATATCGTATTCTTAATGCTGGTTCTGTAACTGTATTTTTAGGATATGGGAATACTGCTAATGATGCGTCAAATAACGCATCTATAGTTTCTACAACAGGAATGGCTATTCCTTTGTTGGCTGGAACTGATGAAATTTTAACATTTATGCCTAATGCCTATTTTACTGGGATTACATCTTCATCAACAGCAAATATTTACATCACTCCTGGTGATGGATCGTAATGCTTAAAACAGTCAGCAACTATATCAACGTATTAGGTTCCCTTGTTTATAAGGGAACTTGGAACGCTTCTACCAACAATCCTGTATTGCAATCAGGTGTTGGTAATAAAGGAGATTACTATGTTGTGTCGGTTGCTGGCTCTACTAATTTAGACGGCATTACTGATTGGGAAATAGGTGATTGGGCTGTATTTAATGGCTCTGTATGGGAAAAAATAGACAATACTGATGTTGTATTGTCTGTTAATGGTTATACCGGCGTTGTTGTTTTGTCTGCTTCAGATGTTGGCGCTACCCCTAATACTACCTATGTTATTGCGGGGTCGGGTCTTTCAGGTGGTGGTCAATTAACCGGAAACGTCACTCTTACCAATTCTGGAGTAACGTCATTTAATACCCGAACTGGCGAGGTTACGCTTTCCAGTTCTGATGTTACTACGGCCTTGGGATATACGCCCGGAACAGGAAACGTATCTTCCGTTACAGGAACATCGCCTATAGTTTCTTCCGGCGGTAACACGCCAGCTATCTCAATGCCCGCTGCGAATGCCACAACAAATGGCTATTTGACCAGTACGGATTGGACAACTTTTAACAATAAACAGCCATCGGGAACGTACGTTACCAACGTTACTGGGACTTCTCCAGTAGTATCTAGTGGAGGAACAACGCCCGCTATTTCCATTCCGGCGGCTAATGCAACCACTAACGGTTATTTGACCAGCACAGATTGGTCAACATTTAATAGCAAACAACCGTCTGGAACGTATGTAACTTCTGTTAGCGGAACATCTGGTCGAGTATCTTCTACTGGAGGAACTACTCCAGTTATTGATTTGGTGGCTACTACCGTAACTGCTGCAAGCTATGGAAACGCTAGTACGGTTGCCACTTTCACGGTAGATGCTTATGGAAGGTTGACCGCTGCCGCCAATGCATCTATTGCCATTGATGTTTCTGCCGTTTCTGGAGCGGTTGCAAATACGGTAAATGTAATCGCTGGTACAGGTTTATCGGGTGGTGGTGCTTTGACGGGTAACGTAACGTTAAATTCCACGGCTAATAGCACTAATCAGAAGGTCACAGTACAAAATAATGGTGTTGTTGTTGGTTCTCAGCCGGTAATTAACTTTATTCCTGGCACAAACATAACGATAACAACCGCTAATGACAGTAACAATACTCGGTCAAACGTAACGATTTCTACTTCCGGTTTGGGGACAATGGCGACTCAAAACGCCAATAACGTCACTATTTCTGGAGGAACTATTGAGAACGTAGCGTTGACGTTAGATAGTCTTAATAGTACGCCAATTGGGGCTTCTTCGCCTTCAACCGGCGTATTTACAACGATGAGTACGAGTGGCGTATATGCAACGATTGTAACTAAAACGGCAAATTACACTTTAACTACAACAGATTTTACTGTTTTGGCAAATGCGTCCACCGCAGCTTTTACATTGACGCTACCAACAGCCGTTAATGCGTCTGGACAGATTTATACAATAAAGAAAATTGATTCTTCTGCTAATGCCGTGACTATATCAACGACACTATCTCAAACTATTGACGGTCTAGCCAGTTATGCCTTAAGTTATCAATATCAAGGTTTACAAGTTCAGAGCACAAATAGCAATTGGGTGATTATTAACACAATACCAGCAAGAAATGGCGTTAATGGGACATTCTGATGAATTTTGATGCTTTATCAATGGTGAAGTTTGGTGATCGGGATAGCCTGGGTGAATTTCTTTGGGAAAATGGATTGGAACATAGATTGTTTCAACAGACATTTATGGATCAAGGAATTACCCTACCAATATTTCCGATCATTGATGCTGACATTGATAATTTAGATGATTGGTTATTAGCTCATCAAGTTGAACATCAAGCGTTTGCTAGTTTGTTAGGGTTAGAAAATCCTTTTAATTTGTTAGATACAGATTGGAACGTTGAAAGCGATTTTTACGATTGGTTAAATCAGCATTACAACATTCATGTCGCTATAGCTAACTCTTTAAATCTTACTTAGAAAAAATCATGGCAATCAATCCAACCAACTGGGGCTACACGCCAAACTATGTTCAAAACCCAATCACTATGGAGTGGGAGTGGACGGGTCGCCCTGAAACTAGCTGGATGCAATCTGACAATGAGCAACTAACTTCAAAACCTTGGATTGAAAATGTCATTCCAACTTCAGGTCGAGTACCTGCGCCCACTACCGGTCTAGACATTAACAATGCCATGGTGGTTCGTGGGCCTGATGGTCGCTTGTATAACGCATTTCAGGCTGGACTTAACCCGTTTGAGTTTCAAGTCACAAACGAAGGGCGTATTCGTAGTTCATCGAATCAAGGTGACGCTACTTATTTTGATTCACCGATTGCTGGTTTTACTAATATTGGTGGAACTGACTATATCCTGACAGACCCTAAAGCCGGATTGCCGGGATATCAAACTTATGCTCCTCCTGCTGCTGATGCAGGGTTTAGCGGCGCTGAATTAGTACCATTGCCAGTACAAATAGCAATTGGACAAGGATTGCTTAGTTCCATATTGCCAGCAGGGGGATTAAGTTCTTTTATTCAAAATCCCGTAGTCCAAGGTGCTGCTAGAGCAGCAGCACAAGGCGGGGATTTACAAGATATTTTGAAAGGTGGCGCTGTTGGAGGTCTTTCCTCATTAGCAGGTTCTACTGCTGGGGAACTTGTTGGTGGTGATTTGGGAAAAGTAGCGTCTGGAGCCGCAGGAGCGGCTACTAGAGCTGGTCTGACTGGTCAGGATATAGGAAGGGCAGCTTTGCTAGGAGGAGCGTCTGCCGGAGCTTCTGAGGCTTTAAAAGACATTACGTCTGAGCCTGGGACTGATGTCACCACCTCAGAAACCATGCCGGCCGCGATTGAACCTAGCGCGGCTGGAGAGGGCGCTCCGCAAGAGTTGGCTCCAACTGAGTTTCAGCCGGAAAGTGAGTTTACACCAACTTATCCGCAAACAGATATACAGTTTGATGAGCCAGTTAGGTCTGAAACGGGTGAACAACTAAGCCCCCAAGAAGTCGCCCAAACCTATCCAGACTTGTACCCTGGCGGTCGTGTTCCTGAGCCTTCAGAAGAAACCACTTATTTTCCAGGTGGGGAGGCTATTACTTATGAAAGACCTGTACGCGGTCAATTAGACCCAATGGACTATCCGATCTTTAGTCCTGAAGGTGAAATGTTAAGCCCTGATGAAGTTGCTGCCCAATACCCAGATTTATACCCTGGAGGCGTGTTGCCTCAAGAGGGGGAAATTACAACTTACGCGCCCGGAACATCTGGAGTATCTGTATCTCCAAGTGTATTGTCACAGGTGTTTAATTTGGGCATGGGAATTCCTACTCAAAAAACCACTTCCGTAGCTCCTGTAGGTAGATATTCGCCTAGCGCCTCGGCTATGTTAGGTGCTGCTGCTTCGCCTAGCAGGGCCATGGGAGAGGGAGATATTGAATCCTCACGCACTGGCGGGAAACGTAAAAACGTATGGAATATAGCTTCTTTGAAAAATCTTCAAGAAGGATTGGGTGTTTAAATGGCTAAAGAAATTGCTCGATTGTTGCAAACTGAGTTCACAACTAATGTGAAAGCCTTGCCCATGATTGCAAAACTATTGCAATCTCAAGGTCGCCGTGGTGACAAAATACTTGCACACATCACACCCAAAGAAGCAGAAAAACTTAAAAAAGAAGGTGGTTCAGGAACCATTAATCCTAAAACCGGATTGCCTGAATACTATGAAGAAGGAGATATTGGGGTATATGACTCTAGTGGTCAAGAAATGTCTCCGCAAGAGGTTGCTGCATCTTATCCAGATTTGTACCCCGGCGGTCAATTACCCGCTGAAGGTCAAGCTACCCAATTTGCTCCCGGTGTAGTTTTTACAGATTACGGTTCTACTTACCCAGGAATTGTTCCTTCATACATTCCCATGGAGGGATATGCCGCACCTCAACCCATAGAAGCAGGAACAATGCCTCGTGCTATAGCCCCAGCTCAAGGCCCAGTTGAACCTATAGCCCCTGTAGAAGAACGTTCTGTATTAGCGGCAAGAACACCAGAAGAAAGTGCATGGGAAAAATTTACAAAAAATATGACTCCGCAAGAAAAAAGAAATCTTGCGATTAGAAGTGCTTTGGGAATTGGTGGAGGTCTACTTGCCGGATTGCAAGGAAGGCGGGCAATAAAACAAGCTCAACAGGCAAAATCTGAAATAGGCGCACTTGGAACGCAACAACAACAAATAGGTAAACAAATGCAAGAGGCGGCGCTGAGAGGGGAATTGACTCCGGCTAACCGTCAACGGATACAAGCTGCCCAAGCTCAATTGGCTCCAAAGTATAGATCAGGGACTGCACAACCTTCTGACGTTATGAGAAATCAAATGTTGTTGGAAAATATCAGACAACAACTTTTAGACACTCAATATAACGCTGGTTTGCGTATTGCACAGATTGGCGATCAATATGCATTTAGAGCAATTCAAACAGGATTATCGCAAGATAAATCCGCATCTGCGGCAATGAAAGCATTTAGTGGTGCTTTGGCAGGATTTATGGGAATGCAACCTAACCAACCGGCATAATCATCATGGCAACCAAATCATCATTGACTAGCCAATTTTATTCACCAGAAGATTTTTCTTCTGCTGGACAAGCAATAAAACCTCAAATAGAGGCTTTTCAACAATATGAAAAACAACGAGAACCTTTATTAAAAGAACAGCAAAAAGCATCAGAACAACTGGCAACAGCTAAATCTGAAGTAGAAAAAACCGTTGCACAAGCTGGAGTAAAAGCTGGTGATGAATATATATCTGGCCTAGAAAACCTTCAACTTCAGTACCAAGGTAGGTTATCTGACAACCCCTTGCCAACTCACAAGCCGACCCAAGAAGATTTGTCTACTTTGGCCGGCTTGGGAAGCATGATAATGACAATGGGTTTTCTTGTTGGCTCCGGTGGAAAAGCAAACGCAATTGCCGGATTGGAATCTTTGACTGGCGCTCTTAATGGATGGAGGTCAGGGAGAAAAGATTTATGGCAACAAGAAATGAGGAACTTTGAAAAATCGTTTGCAAAAGTAAAAGCAGACAGGGATGAAATATATAAAAATCTAATAGAAGGACAAAAACTTGCAGCAACTAATTATCAAGCAGCAAAGCTAAAGTATGAAACTGCCGCAAGAATAGCTGGAGCAAATTCAATAGTTACTGCTGATTTGAACAAAGGCAGAGCAGATCAAGCATTAAAAAATTTGGAATCTTCTTTTAAAACGGAACAAGGATTCACCCAACAACAACAACAAATGGCTATGTCTTTGTATAGAGAAAGACAAGCTGAAATAAGACACCAACAAAATATAGCATCAAGAGAACGTGCGGCTCAGATCAGGGCGGAGTCTAAAGGTGCTGCTGGCGATAAAAAAACCAGTGGAATTGGGAAAGTCGCAGAGCAAAAACTTGAAGCAAAAGCTTCTCTTATAAAACAATATGATTCTTTAATTGAAGATTACCAAAAAAACAAAGATAAATATCAATTATCACCAGGTTTGAGAACTGCTTTATCAGCGATTCCTGGCGGTGGCTCTGTATCAGAAAAAATGATGGCAGTTGCAAGAGCAAACCCGAATAAATATCCTAATGCAGCAGCGTTAAGCCAATTCATAGGAAAATTAGAATCAGTTATTGCCCCAGATAGACACTCATTGTATGGCGCTAACCTTACTGCCAATGAATTGCCAAGATATGAAAGAACTGTGCCAAGAATAACAGATGATCCAAAAGTGTTCTTACAGTTTTTAGAGTCAAACAGAAAAAATGTTGAAGAATCATTGCGTAGTTCACAAGAATTTTATTTACGCAGGGGCGTAGATTTAAAATTGAATGAAATTTACGATAAAGCGCAACCATTTATTGCTACAGCAAGTGGAACCCCAAAATTTAATACGGTTAAAGAAGCAGAAGAAGCAGGATTACCCAGTGGAACAAAAATTATTGTTGGCGGTAAATCAGCTACGGTGGAATAATTATGCCTATTAAATTTGATGATCCAACGTCATCTGTTTCAGACCAACCACAAATTGAGCCAACACAAAAAAAATCATCAATAGTTTTTGATGACGTTCCTATTCCGTCTGTTGAATTTCGTCAACAACAAGCAGCAAAAGAGGCTGGCATAACGCCGGAGCCTTCTAAACCAGATCGTAGTCGTAAAGATTTTGGACTTGGCGAACTTGCAACTTCTACGGCAGGCGGGGTTGTTGGTGGTGCATTCTTGCCAGAAATTTTGTCTGTTGGAGGACGCGCTGCCCAATCAACGGGATTGCCATTCGTTTCGCCATTAGGTAGGTTTGCCACTGGCATGGCCCCTTTTATTGGCGGCACTAGAACAAGTCGCGCAATCAGCGGAGGTCTTAGTGGCGCAGCCGCTGAAACCGCAGGACAAGTCTATGAAATGGTTGATGAACCTGGTCTTGGCGCTGAAGCCACTCGGTTTGTTGTTGGTTCTGTTCCTGTCTCTGCTGCAACAACTTTCTTGACCGGAAAAGCCGGACAACTTGTTAGAGCAATAACCAAAGATGTGGTTGACATTAACCGAGCACAAGCAGCGTATACAAAACAAAAACAAGACGCCATCAACGCTATTGGAACTGCTGCTAGCGTAGAAAATTTTGACCGTTTGTTGTCTGGCATCAAGTCTGGTGTAAACAATGACATTGGTTTGTTGAATGCCCGTGCAGCACAGATTTCTTCGCAAGCAGAAGATTTTGCCAAATCTTTGATTCAACAGGGAGAAAAAGCCGCCGCTGCTGCAACTCAACGCGGTGTCTCTGCTGGAGAAGCTGTTGGAGAAAGAGCGCAACAAACTGCTGCAAACATTGCCAGACAGTATGAACAGCGCCTGTCTCAATTCAAAATGACAACTGAAGCAGAGGCAACTAAGGTACTAGAAGAAGCTCGTAATACTGCAAAAAAACTGCGTGACGCTGCTGCTGGGAAAGCGCGGTATCAACGGCAGCAAATGTACCAGGCAGCAGAGGCCATTGAAAAAGATACGCAGCAACAGGTTGAAGAATTCTTGCGTAATTCTGACGCTGAAGTTACGAGACTTCGTTCATTGCTTACAAAAACCCGCAAACGTGCGGAAGTGTCTCGAAGCTATGTTGAAGAAGCTGGCAAGCGCATTGGTCAGCCGTTGACTGAAACGGAATTGGGACAAGCTGCTCGTTCTCCAACAGAAACGCAGTTTAATAAATTCAAGAAAATCAGAGAACAACAAATGTCTGGCGCTGAGTTAGGCATTTTCAATGTTGCAAAAACTTTGGAACAGCAAGGTCAAAGTTACCAAAACACAAAAGCTTATGCAGATGCGGTTAAAAAACTCAATGCAATGTTGATTGACCCGGAAACAAAGAAAGCTAGCATTACTGTTCCGCAGCTTGAATCTCAAATAAAGAACGTAATCAAGGCTTTAAAAGGCAAAGAAAAGTTAGTCACAAATGAAAAAGGCGAGGAAATTGTCCAGATCATTCCTGGCGATTTTCAATCACTTGAGTACCTCCGAAGGTTCTTGGGTGATCGTGCTGCTGGTGTTCCGGCAGAAGGTTTTGATGCCATTGGACAAAAAATGGCTGGCGATCTGAAACAGATCGTTCAGAACATTCAAGATGAGTTTGTGTCCAAGGGTGGTCAGTCAAAGCCTTGGACTGAGTATTTGAACAAGTATCGAGAAGCATCAATCCCAATCAACAACTACAAGTCAGAATTGGGAAGCAGGTTAATTGGAAAAACCGAATGGGATGCGTCTCAATATTCGACTGATGCTGCAAAGTTGTCTGGATCAATTTTTGATTCGCATGGTTCTGTTGAAGCGTATCGTGCGTTGTCCGGCGCAAGCAATGAAGAACTTGAAAAACTTGGAAGAAGTGTCATTGCCAACGATATTTTTAACAAAGGTTCTTCTGCTAAGGATTTGCTAAAACGGTACAGCGACATACTTAAATTCCCGCCGTTTACAGCATTGCAGCAAGACCTAGCTAACCTTTCTAAGACTGAAGAATTGTCTGGCAAGAAAGCCCCAGAATTATTGCGGGCGGTGCGTGAGCGTGCCGCTAAAGGATTAAAAGCGGCATTACGGACTGAAGAACCTATTTCTGATATCTTGGCCCGTGGTGGCAAGGCCCGTTCCGCTGCCGTAACTGAACCGCGAAAAGACATACAGGCAACTATTGTTGAAGGAAAAAAGGCTGGAGAAAAAGCACTAACGGCTGGCGAAAAACAAGCCTCTCAGCTTCGAGCTGAAATTCCAAGGCAAGAACGTATGCTAACGCAACAAGCCCGTGCCGAGCAAAAGCAAGTTGGCAGGGAAGCCGCTACCGAGCGCGGTCAAATTATGACTGCTGCCAAGGTTGAAAGCAAAGAAGCAATTGAAACTTCAAAACAACAGGCAAAAGATGCAATTGCAAAAGCAGAACAGCAAGCCAGCATCCCAAAAGATCAGGCTAATGCCTTGCAAAAAACAATTGATGCTTTGGGAGATACTCCTGCAAATGCTTTTGACAAAATGGTGTTTGGGTCTGATCCCGTCAAAAACCTTACGACTTTTGCGCCTTATATAAAAGCAACCCCTCAAGGATTGAAAGATTTCCAAAAAGGAGTAATTGAAGGATTGGTTCGTAGATCAAATGGAAACATACCAAATTTGATTCGTGAATGGGATACCGTTGTAAAGCCAGCGGTTGTTCAATCTGGATTAATGTCAGAAAATAAAGCGTCTCGAATAACTAGAGAATTGACTGGGCTGAATTCAGTCACTCAAGGAAATATTAGGAAATTGACCATAATAGAAACTGCGTTTGCTAATTTGATTAGAAACGGAATCCAAGTCCCCATGATGGGATTGAGAGAAGCTGGATTAATAGGAGAGTAACCATGCCACTCGCTAAAGGTAGCAGTAAGAAAACGATTAGCAAGAACATTCGCAAGATGATGAGGGAGGGATATCCTCAAAAACAAGCGGTTGCAGCTAGTCTTAGTTCAGCAAGAAAAACCAAACGTAAAGGAAGAAAATAATGAATTACGAACAATTACTCAGCCCTGAAGAACGTGCAAGGAAAAATGAACGTGAAGGCGGCATGAGAGAGGCCGAAGGCAGTAAAGAAGCCGGACGAAACCTAGAAAGACTTAGAAAAGAAGATCGCAAGAAAATGCGAGAAATGAAGCGAAAAGGTTATCGGTGAGCAAAAAATCTAAAAGCATAAATCCAGACCTTGAAAAAGCTATCAGTAGTTTGCTTCAACAAGTGATGAATGATCCTACTGCTAGTTTGACTGATAAAACCAAGGTTATTGATCGAGCTTTAAATCTTGAAAAAGTAAAACAAAAAATAAGTGATGATGAATGGGGGAGCGGTTTTCTTACGGATGAAGATGAAAGCAGTTAATATTAAAATATTTTATAAAGGGGATATTGATGGACAACATTGCGTTAATAAGAATTGCGTTGCAGGTTTTGTCTGACAAGGTTTTGACGATAATTTCTTTGATGATGGTTTTTGGCTTGTCATGTTGGACTATGTATGAGCCTACATTAGAGAGATTGGGAATGAGTGCTTTTTTTGCTTTGTTTTCTTTTTGTGTACTAAAAACCAAGGAAAAAGATGATGAAAAACTATAAAGAAATAGAACCAGCGGAACCTGTTCGAGTACAAATCCCGCAGGATGCGGTTTCAAAAAAACAATATTGGAAACCCGGAACCATGCCAGAGGGCGGGTTTAGGGCGTCTTTTTGTTTTGATGAAAAGAAAGTAAACGGCACGACTAAACCTGGACGTAAAGTGTACTAACATGGCAAACAATATTCCATTTCAATCAATGGGGAAAACTACTAAGGCTAGTGCTAACACAACCAGTCAAAGCGTCACTATCACTCCTGATGGAGTTTGCAACCAGATTTGTGTTTCCAATCATCAAAGCACTCAAGGTGGACAGCCAATATATTTCAACGTAAGTAATTTATCTAATGTTACGGTTACTGCTCCTACTGGAAGCGGAAGTAATGCTTCATATTGTTTGGTTTCTGTTCCTGGCAGCATAAAAACTTATACTGTGCCATTTCAGTTTTCACCGTCCAATCCTTTATATATTGCTTACATTACTGAGACATCTACATCTGAATGTTATTTCACTCCAGGTGAGGGCATTTAAAAAATGTCTGAGCCTGTGAGTAGCGGTTTTGCAATTGGAAAATTGCTTTCTGGCATAGCAGGTTTTTTTGGCGGTTTATCTATATCTTTTTTTTGGCAACCAAAACAGCTTCATCAACATGGAAAACTTGTAGCTGGCGCTATTGTTGGTGGTATATCTGTAGCCGCTTCTTTTGCTTTGGGTGGAGTTGCTGCCCATTATTTAGGGTTAAATATTAATGAAGCGGATACTGCTTTGGGTATTGGTTATTGCATCGGTGTTCTTAGTGTCGGTCTTATATCATTCGTCGCCAATTTTTTTGACAAACGAGAAGGACAAGACATATTACAAGTAGCAAAAGAGTTAAAAGGAATAAAACCTACAATTAACAAAAAACGCAGAAAATCCAAATGAACTGGGAATTTATTTTTTTTGTTGTTATAACGATTATGGATTTATCGGCGGCGGTTATTATTTTTGTTGGTTCTTTATCTGAAAGAATGCGTCTTTATCCGACTTGGCACAAAGTTGGTTTAATAATCGCTGTTATTGGACTTATTTGCCAATCTTTTAGAAATGTTCAATATCTTTCTACGGGGGTATCACCATCAGATGTTGATGTTCCCTTATGGGTTTTTAAGGATGTTGGAATTGCAATAATTGCATTTACTTATTTGAGTATTGCAATTAAAAAACATTTTTTTGGACACAAAGTTAATAAAATGTCCAAAAACAAATCTAAAAATGTCCAAAAAAAGAATTAACAATGTTTACTCTATTAACTACTGTAATTTCATTTCTTTCTGGTGGCGTTCCCAAGATACTAGATTTCTTTCAAGACCGCGCCGACAAGAAGCATGAATTGGCTTTGGCGGCACTCCAGACCGAGCGTGAACTGGCTCTCAAGAAAGCGGGCCTGGAAGCCCAAGAACGCATCGAGCATATCCAGACTGAGCAGCTACAGATCAGCGCAGAGGTGTCCCACGCACAAGTCGCGGTGCAGGAACGTCAAGCTCTGTATGCCCACGACATTGCGATTGGTCAGGGTGCAAGCGTTTGGGTTATCAACCTTCGAGCTTTAGTAAGGCCAGCGATAACCTACGGTATGTTCCTGATGTTCGCGTTTGTGGAAGTCTTTGGTTTTTACTATGCGATCCATACCGGAATAGATTTCACCGTTGCTCTGGACAATCTGTGGGATGACGATACCCAGACGATTTGGGCGTCAATTGTTTCGTTTTGGTTCGGGACACAAGCGTTTAGCAAGAAATGAACGTAAGCGACAAGGCTATAAAAATGCTCCGTCACCATGAGGGAGTACGGTTTAAGCCTTATCAAGATGCTATTGGTTTATGGACTGTTGGCGTAGGTCATTTAATTGGTGATGGTAAAACCCTTCCTGATACTTGGAACAAGACATTTACTTCGGGGGAAGTCGATGAGATATTACGCCACGACCTTGCGCGTTTTGAAGCGGGAGTGGAGCGATTGTGTCCTGTGGGTCTTACTCAGCATCGCTTTGACGCACTCGTTTCAATCAGTTTTAACTTTGGTTTAGGGACGTTGCAGCGTTCTAGCATCCGAATGAAGCATAACCGAGAGGACTTTGAGGGTGCTGCGGATGCTTTCTTACTTTATACCAAGGCTGGCGGTAAAATTCTCAAGGGTCTGGTAACTCGCCGCAATGACGAACGGTCTGTTTATCTAGGGGCTTGATATGGTTAAAAAAGGTCTGTATTACAACATCAACCGACGCAGGAAGTTGGGCTTGCCCGCCAAGAAGCCAGGTCAAAAAGGTTATCCGACTGCCCAAGCATTCCGTCAATCAGCCAAAACCGCAATGAAAAGGAAGATGCGCCGTGGCTAAGAAATCCACCAACCTTTCTGTTGGTAGAGGAGAGAAATTATCCGTTTCTCAAGGCGGAGGTTTAACCGCCAAAGGTAGGCGCAAATATAACAGGGAAACAGGATCAAACCTGCAAGCACCACAAAAGTCTGGGCCTCGACACAAATCATTTTGCGCCCGTAGTAAAGGTTGGACAGGTGAGCGAGGCAAAGCCGCTAGACGACGTTGGGGATGCCGGTAAATTTTTAATTAAAGTTCTCACCAACGTTGAGGCCCAGACCAAGACCCAGACCAAGACCCAGACCAAGACCCAGACCAAGACCCAGACCCAGACCAAGACCCAGACCTAGACCTAGACCCAGACCTAGACCTAGACAAAGACCCAGACCTAGACCTAGACAAAGACCCAGACCAAGACCTAGACCCAAACCATTTTTGCTTTAGAGGTTTTTTCATTTGATGTCTGGGCCGGTTTTTTACTTCAGAATCCCGAACGACTCAATCACCCCCAGCTGTACGTACCAATCGTTCGGAAGTTTTTGCGCGTCTTTCCAGTTGTTATCAGTGAATGCACCAGTCTCGTAAACAACCGAGGCGTCTTCTAGCAACGCGCACGTTTCACTCACACCCGCAAGTTTCCCCGTGTAAATATAGTTGAGACAGAAAAACGTGACACGCTCACCGATCAGTTTCTCCAGACCTTCACCGTCGACTTGTTGAACCAGCTTTTTCATGATTTTCTCCTTTTGATAAATATGCCCAATCTGGGGAACGCAGATTGCAAAACACTTCTTCGCAAATTTTAGTTACTTATACTTTCACTCCAATTGAATAATGTGTTCTTTAGGACAATCAATGCACTCCTTGTTGTTTGGATAAATATAATCCCCATTTACCTTTCGATGCCCACATACGCCGTATTTGGCTCGCAAGTTGCAGTTATGTATGCACCGTTCGTTGTGCGTCTTTATCGCCGCCTCCGCTTTCTCTGCGCGTTCCTGCGCTGCCGCTGTAGCCGCATCTTGTAGGCGCTGGTTAAATGTCAGCTCGGCAATGATTTCGCTTTGAGATTCAACCTTAGCGCGAAGTTCATCTCGCTGCGCCCTGACGCAATTGGGGCGATCACAGAAGTATGAGCAAGAATGTATGTCCATCACGCGCCTTTCACTTGTTCAGCGCATTCATTCTTTAGAAGATGTTTTCTATACCTTTCAATAGTTTTTGATACATCAGTATTTATAGATGTTGTTGGAGTAAACCCCCCATCAAGTAAATAAATACCCCTACTGCGAACGTAGTTAATAGACTTTTCCAGCTTCTCTTGATTTGACATTGGTTTCATGGATTTCTTCTCTCATAAGTTTTATAGCTTCCTCAATGGGCATGGCAACTAGCCAACCCTTACCATCTGCCCGAAAAGCGATTACAGGGCGTTCTGACTCGTTTTGGAGGCTTTTTTGAGCCTCCTCCAACCATTCATAAATTAATCCAATACGTTTTCGGCGTTTGATCTCCCATCTATACGGCTGAGTCAAAATATCAGCACCTTTATCGCGCTCTTGGCCTAAAAGCCTATTGACTTTATATCCTAACACATCCGTTAATAGATTAGCAATCTCCCGCTCCCCTTCCTGGCCGCGCTGACGGTTACGTTTCCCGCGTTGATTAGCGTTCATGGATTGGCAGATTGCAACAACTGTCCTTCAAACGAATAGGTTCCTATGTGTCTCAAGGATGCCCAGGGAGCCGCGTAGACTTTCCCTCCATAGCGCCGCCAAAGGTTGCAGAAATGATAATCTTCAGAAAGCAGCCTACGGGTTCCGTCCTCTATGCTGGTGGCGAAGTATTCTTTAATTTCGTCTTGCTTAATACTTCCAGATAGGTCAGTTACATCGTTGACGTAGACGGGAACTTTGTCTGCAAGATGTTCAAAAACCTGACGCTTGATAAGCATGAACCCCGTACCACCATTCCATATTTCGACAGGTTGATTGATTGGTACAGTAACGCTTGGTGAGTAATCAACCAGATTGACGACGAATTGTCCCGTATGATTTTTTAATTGATCGACAGGAACTCCGGCATCAAAAGCATCCTTGACACTTTGCCAGTTAATTTCTTTCTTTGGATAAATTCCGCAGATGATATCAACGTCTGATTCGATCATTGGCAAAATATCATGTGCCTGAAAATGAATGTCCGCATCAATGAACATAAGGTGCGTTGCATCCGATTTCAAAAAGTTGTGTGCCAATGCGTTCCGCGCTCTTGTAATCAATGATTCATTGAACATAAAGCTCATTACACAATCAACACCCTGTGTTTTGAGTAGGTTGTTCAGTTGAATCAATGACTGAGCATAAAACCCGGTGCATTGACCGCCATACATGGGCGTCGCTATAAATATTTTATTCATCAGAATGGAACGTCCTCATCTTTTCGATTAATTTCTTTTGGGTATTGATTTGCTTGATTTGCAAATTGATTCACTGACAAAGAAATTAATTCACCATAAGCACTCATTCTTTTCCATGCGCTCAATTTGATTATTTTCCCATCAACCATGACTTGTCCCTTAAAATCTGGCGCTCGTTCATTACCCCTTTTGTCGCTGGAAAATAAAACTCCTTTTCCTTCTTCGGGTGCTTTAGTCATCTCTATTCCTTTTAAATTTATCAACACCAATTGAAATCAACATTCCTTTTTCCGTATGTCGTATCCATCCACCAATCTTTATCAATTCTCCTTTATATAAAAGTTCCCCTTTCAAATCAGGCGAATGTTCATCTACTTTGTCAAAGTTAGTAAAAAGCGCACCTTTTCCCTCGATGACTCGTTTGGTTTTGTATTGAAAATCATCCATTATTTTCCTTTATCAATTTGTATCTTGCATAACGTTTTCCCCTGTCATTAATCATTTCCATTGAAATGGAATGTCCTTCACGTTTTAAATCATCAATGCGAGCCGCAAGCCTCATACATTTTGCATCTCTGAGAGCATCCATGGGAGTGATCGGCCCTCTACGCAACATTGATAGAATTAAATTTGTTTGTTTATTTCCTTGTTGAACTCGTCGGCCCACTCCTGTACCGACTGAGACTTTTTTTCAGACTGATCCTCCACCTTTATTTTTTTTGCAATCTCAGCGTAAATGCTGCTGGCTTCAACCAATCCAATTCGCTGAAACGTTGTTGTGTTGGAACGTTTCAACTGATCTAGTTTTTCCGCTTTCTGATCCGCTGGCATTTTGCTAGATACCACGCGGTTTACCATTTCCATGAATGCGCTTACCCAATCCGCTTTGGAGTTGAGAACCGTTGATCCTTTATTTGGAACAACAAATTCCCATTCTTCGATCACATTATCAGGCATATCCTCGATAGTGCTCATGACAGGTTTTTTAACGTCCGCAGCATCGACGATCTGCACGTTACCCATGTCTTTAACCGGTGGGCGTTGAACATCAAAATCCTGAACCTCCTCCGGCGTATAAATGCCAACCACGCAACCAGGGAAAACTGTCCGAATTCCCTCACTGATGACTCTCGCTCGGAGCATGGCCCTGGGGTAATTTTTCCAATTATCTTTTTCTGCCAAACCAATGCGTTTGGCTTGATCTATTGTCCAAGAAATTGTCACCCCGCCGCCAGCCGGATGAGAAAACGTGGCTTTTACCTCTTGGTCGGTGTAAACGTCCCAGTTAATTTTTCCACCTGTAGACTGAAATCGAGCGAGCATTGCATCAGCTTTGAGAGCTGGCCTGCCCTGAATAACGTGATAGTCCCTAGCGGCGATTGCCGGGTGCATACCCTCGGCCTGGGCAATCAGCATCAAAGCAATTGCCTGATCTGCATTTTTCATTCCGAATAAACCGCTTTTGGCAACAGCATTGCCCATGAATTGAATTTCATCCATCGTTACCAGTGCATTACTCATTTTGATTCCTTTTTAATAAATGGGATTTTTAGTTTTTTCTGGTTTTTTCCTGGGAAAAGTTCCTCAGCGCATACCAGATTTCCAGCGACGTAATAACTTATCCTACCGTAATGATTTTTATGTACTTTATCAACCACACCGACATAGGGTTTCCCCCGATGTTCAAACGGATAAATTGCAACTACATCTCCAACCTTAACATATTTTTTTTTCCAATCAATACCGTGTTTCATTTCACCAAAAACCTTCTGGAACCTTCAACCTCTTTGACATACATTTTATAGGTTTCGGGTAATGCTTTTTCAAATGCTTTGGCATCGAATTTCATGGAGTTTTTTGCTTGCTTCCACGTAACCAAAGTTCCGTTATTTCCATCAAGAATTGATTTTTTCCCCATGAAAGTCATGATTCGAGTGGTGAGTGTTATCTCATCTTTTTCAAGTTTCGCAATCTGATCCTTGATAGCTCGCAGTTGCATCGCATCCATTTCAATGTTGGGCGTTGCGACGATTGACGTTCCATCATCGGATTTCATAATCGCTCTTAAATCGTCTGGATGTCTTGCTGCTGGTGGAGTGCGCGTTTGAATCGCAGCCCAAAGTTCTGCTTCCTGCTGGATCAAAACTTCTTTGTGGGCATCTTCAATGTTTATGGGATAAATGCACAGTTCCGCGCCTCCAAACAAAACGCAAAGATTTACATTTTGAACATTGAACACCGCAGCTTCGTGGATACATTGGGCCAAATCAGCGTCGGGAATGCGCGTTGATCCGTTATCACCGAATTTATCCCTGTTGTACGCCGAATAATTTTTTATTTCAAATAGAGTTTTATTGTCCTCGCTCACATAGTCGAAATGGCTTCGCATCCATGGGTGCTTATGGTGAGTGCCTTCAATGTCCAGCTCTTTGAGCCGGATGTTGAGCCTGTCAGCGACTGCTGTGGCAATCGGAGCCTGGAGCCTCAATCCCCATTGGACGTTTTCCTGGTCAGAAATGTCCTCGATTTCTTTCTGGCCGGTTTTTTCCAGCCATACTTGACCGATGCGCCCGGATGCAATGCGCCGAGCATCGCCCGACCAGATTGCAGAGTTCCTGTTTTCAGGTGAGAAGTCAGCCATTATTTTTCTCCAAGGCATTGATAAATTCTTTTAGGTTATCAAAATCAGTTTGTTTTAATTTTCCGAATTGTTCTACAAAATCAAATAAATCATCAACATCTACATTGATGCTGAGATTGATTTTAGAGATATTCCTGATTCGGATTGCCTGTTCTATTTTTGCATCGTTTACATAGATATCGAATAGCATTTTAAGTTCCTGGTTTCAATGGTTTTCCGGTCAAATCCAAATCACCATCAAACGATGGTGGTGGATATTCCCTGTGATCTGGGAAACTCACTTTCTTTTTTTTGAAGTGGATTCCTTCTGGTTTGCATCTACCAGCAGAATGGCGCTCGGTGTCACAGAACGGCATCAGTTGACTTCCATCGACGGGATTGACCTCGGGGGATCGGCTGCACCTCGCGTAGAGCGGATCGTCCTCACGGATGAGTGATTTCTGAAAAAATTCACAATTGATACAGAATCGGTCTGACATATTTTTTTCCTATAAGTTATTGATACATGGTTATGCTACTAAGTGTTACAGGTGCTTACTACTTCTTTTTGATAGCTTACTCCAATACTTACCCATGTCATTGGGTAACCATCGTTTGAATTTCATCAGGTCAACGCCATCAGGGACATACCAGGACTTCCTTGCCATATCCCATCGTGCGCCTAATGCTTTGGCATTGTCTTTTTGTGCGTAAGGGACTTCGATGTAAGTTTTCATTTTTGACCATAGGTATTGCCCTTATCAGGTGATACGCACCTGCTAAGGTCTACTGCTTGTCTGCCAGCATTCAGGGCTGGTATCACCTGACCGGGTGTTATGGGCCACACTTGCCCGGATTTGTTTGTTGGTCATATCTTGGGTTCACCCGACCACCGGCATGAAGCTAACGCGCCCTGACGGACTGCGAAAAAAAACCCCTACGACTGGGTTCCAGGTCGCGGTGGAGGTGAGCGTATCCAAGAAGCTCAACACAACCGAAACCCATGCGTAGGGGTTCGCTTGGATACATTCGCGCTTCCACACGCGGCCTGTTCTTTCTCACAGACAAACGGATGCTAACACATAATCCCATGGTGCTGTCAACCCCTTGCCAGTGCTTTTTGCACAATCGGGTCAGCTAACTTCCTAGCAACCCGCTCCCTGGTTTCTGCGCTCCGCGCCTCATAGTGGCGCAGGGCATTGTGCAGGCATAACGCCAGGGTTTTCTCATGGGCAATCGGCTCAAGGGCGAAAGGTTTTCGGGCGCTCCAACCGCAACCCGTGGGCTGCGTGAAATGGACAACGTAATCCTCCCCGAAACAGGCAACCCACTTGTCACCCTTGCGGATCAGGTCGTGTCCCAGCAGCTTTATTTCTTCGTTCATGGTTGCCCCCGACTGAGGGCGGCGCGGCGCAGGGTTCCCATTTCGTCCTCCCATTCGTCATCCGGCGCATCATGGACGGCAGCGGCAGCATAGGCGTCAGCGGAGGCATAGGCGGCATCCAGGGCGGCAACCTCTCCCATTAGGTGATCCATTTCTTCCTTTGTCATGTTATCTCGATATTTCATGTTAACCCCCTATAGAAAAAAGTAGTACCACTGTCATCCAAAACCCTGCAATTAGCAGTGCAGCTAGGGGAACCAGGGCGAACCAACCTAGCAGGTCGTTGGCAGTCCTGCGCCATGGGGCGGTCATGCGTCCCCCTTAGCCTTCAAGAGGGCTGCACGGGCTGCAGCCATGGCGCGAGGGCACTCGTCAGGCTTCCCGTCCCCGTTAATTAGCAGGGACAGGGCAGCCACCATATCGGGCACGGCAGCGATTAGCCTGGCATCGGCCTCCGTGCGAGTGGTGCATACGGTAATCGGGTTCCCGTCGTGATCTATGGCCGTTACATAGCCGAATTGCGATGCAGAAGCCTTCCATGGGCCAGGTGTATGCTTAATTGTCATAATTAACCTTTAATAGATAATTGATATATGGGAAGAAG